CGGCCTCAAGGTCCCGCGGTACTACCCAAAATCGTACTGCGCGTCTCGTGCTCTCGCACTGTGAAACCACCACTATAAAATTGTGACTCCCTTATCAGGAGGTGCTATTGCACCACTCTGATCATACCACGAACCGAAGGAATATTCGTGATAAGACGGAGCAACCTGTTTAAGCAAGTCACAATTCATTCGGCGGTGGTTTGGTCGCATTTCTACGCCTGTCTCGGCCACTGAGACATATTTTGTTGAGATGTACATTGTGATATTAGAGTACATAATCTACCTTTTATTTAATAGAGTAAGGTCTCTATTGTCCACGCACCCACACCTCCTACAAAGGTGGCGGTGTGGCTTCATAATAAATAGGCGGTAATCCAGTCCAAAAATAGGTCTGGATGTCCTCGCCTGCCGCAGCATATATTTCATAGAGCGTAGTAGTGCCGCCCAGAACCATGTTGCGAATTATAAAGCCCTGCAAGGGTGCCACTGGCCACTCTGCCCCCGTATAATCCGACTTCTTGCCTGGTGAATAACGGAAGGGCCCATAGAATGGAACTTCAAACTCCAAATTGGGGTTGACATTCTTGTTCACACGGACCAATCCATTGAAACCAGTCAATGATTGTCGGGTATAGGGATTAGCATTCTTATCACCAAGTACTGCTGCCCTTGCGGCATCAGATACTGATGTATAGAAGTCTATTCCAGCTGAAGAGTGTGCATATTGATTCTCGTTAGGAGCAATATTATATCTCTCAACTTGGGTAGTGTTGTCAGCGTCAAGTGGACCACGAGGTAATATCTTATAGCGCATAGAACCTCGCCATCCGGAGAAAGAATTGACAACCCAATGCAGTAGCAATGTATTACAATAGTTGTAAGGAATAGTCCCCGCTGCACGCAAGTGCACAGCGCTGGGAACATTTCCCCGTAAATACGGGAACATTGACCTCCTGTTATGTGTTGTCGTGTAAGACGTATCCATAGGTCCGATACACTCATGTAGCGCATAGCGCTTGAGCAACGGACGAAAGGATCGTATTGTTTCTCCGAAAAATACATCGTTAATCCGATACAGATCGTCATGTTTAGGACCTAGAACATTTGCTATCTCATGCTCTGGTCTGTCCAATTCATCTGTATTTTCGGATTCGGGTACAGTTGGTTCAGTACCTGATTGTGGTTCCAAACCGGATTGTGGTTTAAACACAAACCTCTGGAAATAATCATCTGGTTGGGCAACTTCAAAGTCATCACCCATTGAAACATACACGTTAACCTCAATATCATTTGTGACTGTGCTATTAGGCGTAGTCAACTCGTTCACCACATACACTCCTATAACACCATTACCTTCCTCGATGGAAGCATATGGCGTCGTGGAGTACATCTGTGTAACAGAGTCACTGCCTGGTAAGTGATGATTTAAATACGTTCTGTGTTGCCCATTGGATACACTAATCGTAAAATCAGACTTGTCGGCAATGTCAATGATTTCGGTATAATTCGTATTGTACTCGTTCGATGCAAAGAAGTGTGGATCGTATACCACCTTCAATCTACCTTTGTGAAAAGCAGAAGCCACCACCTGGAACCTGAAGTTCATAGTACCTGTCCAGTACTCAAATGGCAATGCAGCCATAGCGCAGGCAGGTAAATGAAATGCTGTGGGTGTACCAGACTCTGCCCAAGTTACTGGGTCGACTCTGGCATTCCATAGCAAGGTCTCAGGCGGTGTCCCAATCGGCCACGTGAATTTAGTTAGATAAGATTCTCTTGAAGCTATGGATCTGATGTCCATAGGATCATTCGGTCCCAATCCTGCAATTCTAGGGTCAATTGATAACTCCTGCTTGTCATCCACTGACAACTTATTCACCGCATCCGGTGTTGTAGTCAGTGCTAAAGAGGATGACATGGTAGGACGGTATGGAGTCGGATCTAGAGTAGCTGGTGGTCGGCAATAGCCAAACACCCTGGCAACCCTTGCCACCGAACTCGCAATCTCTGACGTTGCTGATGCGTATGGTCCTATCACGGGCGCAGACGATAGCTTTCTTGCTACGTGTGCAACCTTAGTAGCAGGGCCAGACACAGTACCAGTCATATTAGCATGGTCTATTTCTGACTCCCTACCGCTTTGTGGTGACAAAGTTGTTGACTCCGCTGATGTAAGAACTGATAGTTCCACATCTTCGGCCCACGCAAACACATTGACAGTTACCTGATCAGATGCACCATTTGCATGGCGCAATGTATTTATGCTTCTCAACAGCAAATCTCCCATGAAACTCCACTCGGTTATTGGTATATCCAAGTAGTTATAATAATGGAAGAACGGCACCACTAGCTCACCACCTGTCGACATCGTTGGATTTAAAAACACTTTAGGCAATTGCGAGATTTGAACAAAAGTCTCGTCAAGTAATGCCGCCGTATTTGTTAAATTATCCAGCGTCGCATGTGGCAAATACGCCGCAACAGCTCTACCATACAGAAACCCGTTACCATTGACAACTATCTTTAAATGCATTTTACAACGCATCAACTTATAGTTGGCTATACGATTGGCAACACGTGGATTTTCAAAGTAGAGCTTCCAAGGATTTATTTGTGCAGCAAATGTCGTTGAAGTTGACCACTCCTCTTCATGAATCTTAATAGGTCTAGAAAAGAAGTTCTGTAATGTTGCATCCCCCGTATCTTGCGATGTGCGAGTTGCATCTACAGATGAATCTACTTCAATCTTGTACGAATTTTGCTGATCAGAAAATTTCACATTCTCTGACGCGGCATTCGCTACCGACATTATACCGGCTTCGTACCCCGACTGTGGGTCGAGGGGTGCGAGAAGTGCGTCAAAATCGGTCTCAACCAGTGAGGTAGATCGAGAATGACGAGAGGGAGACTCTAACTCCCTAAGCGTCTCGCGCGCTAATGTTGAATATTTACAAAAGAGACAACCAATCTGTTTATGTACACAGCGAGGGTTCGATTAGGCCGTTCGCAGTGATGTATTTACATTGGGCATGGTGAACCCATCTCTCGATTCCCCAGTAGGGACCATTCTCTGTGCAAAGCCTATGCAAGTATACAAAAACACACAAATATATAATTTACACGGTAACCATATACACAAATCAATTTTGCTAACCATCAGATTTGAAACTGGGCCGGATTTAACGTCTCCGAATTGACGATGTGGGTTTACGAGTACTTGGCAAACCAATCTTCAACTCTCTCTTCGTACGTTGCGCTCAAGCCAGTACAAAGGTGAGTGATGTTGGCAGCCTCAGCCACTCGTTGCATGAGATCAACTTGAATCTCATACTTCTCCTTCCCATGATTGAACCACTCTCTTAGTGCACCATCTATGTTCTGAGCACAGGCATATTCAGGTGTATCTACACAATTCTTTCCACGCATGTAGCAATGCAAAGACTTATAGATTGATTCATCTATTAGTGCCCCCACATGGCACTTCAAAGCGGGATGCCAGACACTTTTCCGTTTCAAGAACTCGAATTGGTCTGGCGGGAGAAAATCAAGCAGTTCAGATTTCTTGTCTGGCATAGTATACACTTGTCCATACTGTGCCAAGAACTCTGAACAGCCCTTTATGGTAAACCTATCAATAGATTCATGTACAGAACCTGTATTGTCATCTCCATAAGTCATTAGGCTAATGTACTCTCTGAAGTCTAAACGATCTTCAAAGTTCATAGGTCTATACTCATGATAGAAATAACATCTCAGATTCAACGATCCACATATTCCATTGATGATGACTGTCAGAGAGTTCCCGCTAATATGCGTCCCCTCTGTCAGTCCAATCAAATCGCCATTGAAAGCTATGTAAGCGAATACTATATCGCCAGTCATTGCCTCCATCACACTGATATCATCCTCTGAGTAATCACATACTCGTGCGAAATCTATCATTATGCGTAAGGCAGCGAATAATAACTGTGATGGCAGCTTCTGATCATATTTACCATAGTCCCCTCCAAACAATCTATTCATGCCATGTTTAGTGACGTGCTGGTGCAACTCATCCCACTCAGGGCCATGTGAGTTAATACCAACCGCGCATTCAGACATCAGCGGATTCATTTGGAGGATTCGCAAGAGCGGGAGAAAATATTTTCTGATCAAAAAGGTCAACGATATCGCATTTCCGAAGAATATGCGACACTTCTCTTTTGTCAGAATTTCATCTTTCTTACACGCTTTTGCTATAGGGTATCCTCGTTCACCCTTTCGATAAAGATCTTCTATCCTCTTTATCTCTTCAACGATGACACTGTCCAACTCGCGATTATTGGGACATTCGCTTGTCGGTTCCAATTCAGTGACGTACTCTCGTTTAGGACCCGATAGTGGAAATCCGATTGAAGTATCGAGCTTTATAGCATCCAGAAACTTCTTACCAGGAACTCCACATAAATTTTCATGGTCCGTTAAAGGGCGAGTATTTGACCATAAATCACTCTTGAATATATCTATTAACCCACTCTTATAGTCACGTATGGCTAATTCGAGTAGGTCATGAGGATATGGATGAGCGGGTATTGCCATGTTTGCTAAACAGGCTTGCCACCCGTACCAATCAGGATTGAATTTTGGTCCACAATAGATATTAGGTGCGTTACAAATATTAATGATGTGCTCACTAATGGGAGTGACACGTACATCAGATTTGTTAACTGTCCTACCTGGGCAGGAGCCATAATATTCTATCTGTGAATGTTCGGGCAAATAGTTTAGTGCACTCTTCTTATGAAGAGGGTCCTCTCGTAGAACTTGGACCCCGAGTACGGTTGTGTTAAACACACCCGCACCACCGGAGAGCACTACACCTTCTTTCTTGCGTAATTCAGTTAGGGCGTAATGGATCTGCGACTGGGTCAATGATCCATAACACCCAACTGGCGTACCAGCAGTACCACCCAGATGCATACCTAGTATGGTGCTACCGTTCGTGTCAGACACTACGGTGGCACCACACATGCCATCAAAGGTTGTCATGGTGAGATTCTTATACATTCCACCTGGGAACGTAGAATTTGTCGTTACCATGCCCGGTTCTGAGATACCTTTGCCCTCTAGGAAATCACCATCCCTCGCCCGCCAATATAATCGAAATGGCGTCGGGGGAAGATCTCCCGTTGGAAAATAGTCTACCACATTTTTGAAAGATCCACCGTTTGGTGAATAGCATAGACATAGGTCAGTGCCAGGCACCATTACTGAGAACTTTTCGTGTATGCGTGCAGTAAATTTTCCACCTGAAGCCTCAGGATTTTTCTTACGGAAGTCAACCTTCAGTTCATCGCCAGGACTGAGAAAGTAATGATATGGCAATAATATCACATTAGAAGTGAGCATAAAGCCATTCATAGCTCCTCGCGTACCGTCTGACTGGTACAAAGTTCCGTAAAGAAGGTTCTTGCGAACAACATTGGATAATTGGTCGCAAGACATCCGTTTCGAGGCATCTGAAATGGGTAAGCAACGCTTAATAATACTTGCCCACTGGTTTGTTTCGGAATCCCTTTCTGTCACATCAGCTAACGTCTTGGGTGCTAACGTACCCTGTGGCGCTAGTGGTTGGTGAACACTGTCCTTAGTGTCAGTTTCATCCTCCACTAATGGTCTGGGTTTTTCCTTGCAATCCTTCTTTGCCTCTACCTTCTTGTCGTCCTTCAAGACTTTATTGGTGTCATCAGCTTTCCGAACTGGTTTACCCTCTTCATCAACCTTTGACTCCTCCTCCTTTTTCTCGAAATAACGACGACATGCCCCATATGATTTGGCTAAACAATACAAGATAGCTAAACCTGCCGCTCCTGCGCATAGATGTTTCGAATATCTATCTCGGTATTCACGCAGAATGGGGGCAATTTCCATGTTCCTAACACGCAAATCTTGCATGACATCTTCCTCCACACGCACCAGCAAACTTTTAAGAGTTGCCGTGTACTTGTAGAGCGAATACAACATTGCAGTCACTGCGAGCCAAGTGGGCAATATAGTAAACAATGCTACCTGACTCATCACGAGAGTGAAAAATAATCTTCTCTTCTCCCATGAGTAGTTCTTGGTTATCTTGTCTTTATACATCCACTTGAACAACATGGTTGCGTGCTCATCATCGACCACGCACTTAGGCACAATTTTAATCCAATCACATGAAGAAAGAAATGTTCTACCTTTGTCCAAGATGTACTCCGCAGTTTCCTTATCGGCTCTCGCTCTGTACGTCTCAATTGAACTCTTGAAAGACTCTACAGGTGAATTGATCCCGAACCACAACTCTTTCACTGCACCAAACGTCGATGCCCCAAAATGGGGTTCGAGCGCGGTGGCACAGTATGATTGTGCGTGATCGGGGCAATTACCCTCCAAATGTATGCAGCCTGGATGACTGCATTTAACCATCTGGATACTCCTACATTTCATGCCTGACAGAAGGGCCTCCTGATTGAGCTTGTGCTCATTGAAATCCTCAATTGCCCACTGAATGCATTCGGCCATGGATACGTTGACCATCTTACGTCCTCTCCAATTTATTGGTTCGTACGTAGCGACGTTCTTCAAATCCCTAGGCATGACTGCTCTTTCAATGTCAACTGTCCAGATATCATCGAACATGGGTGGGGTGTAAACACCATCAATCGTGTAGTGTTCTCGAACTTTCTTCGAATCTATGCCACACGCAATCCCATTTTCAATTATCTGAAATTCTCTCTTGGCTCTAACTGTCACGCAAACTAATCGCCGCTGGATCGAATAAGGACAATTGGAATACATCCCCGCGTCCAAATCCTTTTTATTAGTTGTTGCTAACGTAATCCAAGGCTCGACGAAACATTTGCCTTTGGCCTCTAATTCTGCCTTTGGTGCATAATACATCTGGTTGTTGATAACATCAATGATGGCCTCAGTAGGAGGTTTCTCTACAAACTGAGACTTCGCATTCGCAACATCATCAAATATCATAACTAGCTTATCAGAAGTCCAATTGGACATGAATTTATCCGATGGGTTATACGCACACCGATATTCCTTGTCTAATGGCATACCCTGACTAGTCATCACAGCATCCAACAGTTGATCTCCGAGAGTTGTCTTACCCTGACTACTCTCTCCAAATAATTCAACTGCCCAGGGAGAATGTCGAACTCCAGAAGCAACTTTCATTGCGACATAGTCGTTCTGAATCGACAAAATCTTCTGGAATTTGTCTAGCACCAATTTCTTGTCAATACCCTTAAGTGAGGTTGATAAGTTCTGCAATGAAGTGGATAACCGATTAAGTCTTCTCTCAAATTCCTGATCTGATATCTCGGCAAACTTCTTTAGATTGCCATTGCGAACAAGGTCGAACCAAGATATGACTTGCGCGTATTCTGTGTCAAGTTCCATGGCAGTTCTATCATTGACCAATAACGGTTGAAGAGAACCTGTCTGAAAACACATATACGCACCCTCCGTAAAGAACATTATAGTCTCAAATACGGCGTCAGCGAGATCCCATGCAGTTGCATGTTTCTCACACAAGTCTGGGGCAATTATTTTAAACTTGCCCAACTCAAAAGTCACTGACGATGCGTCACACAATCCTAAGAAGACAACACACCCTAAGAGCTTGGAAATTTGTTTGAAGAAACGATTATTCCGACACAACTGCCAGTTTTGGTACATGTCGCGAAGACACACTAACCAATCTGGCGAGTCATTTGCACTCTGAGGTGTGACAAACAATTCACCTATGAAATCTTCTAGCATTCCACACATGGAACGTGAGCATCTGCCCGACGCCCATCCGAGGACTGCTGAAGTAATTCCTAGTGTTGTTGTCTGCTGGGAAAGTGTAAGTAGTAAGAGGAACACGCCTTCCAATTCCCTCACTATCAAGTCTGGAACATCTACATTAGCATATTTCGCAAGCATCTCCACGGAGATTTGTGAAAAAGTCAACACTTCTAAACCAAATTGTGGTTGAAGAGTCTGCTCATGTATCGTATCCAGGCGAGGCCGCCGCCTCAGGTCTTCGAAATCGCGCTTCCAGGTGGAGGAATCGCAAAATCTGTGTTTACTCGTTTTTGTCATAAAGACACCGGGCGATTCCAAATTAATGGACGAGAACTCACCGTTCTCTACGTCCGGTCCCAGCCCAATGCTGGGGCTGGCCTCAAATGAGGCCAGAATGCTCCTACTATCCGCAGAGTTCAGTAGCGTTGGTACGAAAAACATCGTGTGGCACGGTTTTATGAATCTTCTCGGTACGCCAAACCGATATTCCAAAGGGCCGATACCCTGATTGCTTGAAGGCGTTAAGCTGTATTTAGAGTCCTGCTATAAGGACTATTGGCTGTAATTACAGCTTTAGATCTACTCAATGAGTTGTACTGACAAGCAGCATCATCAAACGATGAATCAGTAATTACTCGCAAAAAGTACAGCGAAGTCAGTTGGCGTATCTGACTGGCACATTAGTGCGGTTTGGCCGAAGCCGGTGTGGACAATGTCCACATGTGGGAACTAAATTCCCACTCATCATATCACAGAATGGTGGCAAACTGTAGACTATAAATAGTCTATTCGGACAAAAGTACATCCGAGCATCGAGGTGGCAGCCTCGATGACTTAAGTAACTAAGGTTACTGTGGTTGCTAGTTTAGCACAACCGATACTTGGAATAAAGATCCTATGAAACGGAATTGATTATAGAAGGCACTCGTAGTGCCTAAAACAACGGAAACGGTTCCATAGGGCACATAACTGCCTACTAATCTTTACACTGCGTGTGGGGAATTCCCA